CGCCCATCTTCAGTCAGCGTGAAGCGGTGAACCTCAATAGGTGTCTGGCATAGGTTGCGTACCAAGCCAGCCTGAAGCGTTGCACGGAGGATAGGGCTCATGCGAACACCACCGGGCGATACTTCTCAGCCATCTCAATGCAGTGTGCTTTGAGTTGACTGAGTTTGACATCGCTTGTGCCTTCCTTGGCATCAATGTCAGAAGCACATCTAGAGGCTTTGATAAGCCATGCTTGGCGTGTAGCTGACCGGACATCGTAACGCTCTACCTGCACTGGACCTTGGTCAACCCAAGTAAGTACCGGATCAGATGAACCGTCCTCAATGGTGAAGCCTTGGAACTGGTACGCAGGGTAAGCCGGATAGTCTGGTTCGGTGCTGTCACTTGTCCCTGCTACTCGGCACTCGTATACACGACCGTTAGGCGTTACTGGTACAACACGGTCACCGACAGCATAAGCCGTGCTAGCGGTCCATGTAGAGAACCGTGACAGGCTATCTAGGATTGACCCTATATCGGTGGTGGACATCTGCGGATAGGATTGGGCATCCACAAAAAGTGATACCTGTGCTATTGCCTCGGCTCGTGTCATCATGTCCTAAGTATCCCACACAGAGCCGTAGGCTCGGACAACGCATTAGACAAAGAGAAAGCCCCCGGCACGTCTGCCGAGGGCTTGTAACAGAACCGGCTACGCTTAGGAAGCGGTTGTGGTTGCGAGGACGATAAGCGAACCTGGAACCTTCAATGAAGCGTCCGAGTTTACGTTTCCAACGTCGTGTGCATTGAAAGCAAATCTTTCAGTTGCTTTATAAGTGAGCGCATCTTCCACAAACTTGACTTGATCGCTGACTTCAACAGTCATTGCACGACGGTCGCCGAATGCAGCACCCTTGCTCAAGTCACCGAGGATTGCAACAGGAGTTGTTGCAGCAGGAGCTTTAGGCATATTCTGTACCCACTCGATTGGATAGCCAAAGAGTGTCGGTGCAGAAGTATATGCATTCTGGATGTCGAGGATAGCGTTTCCACCAAGGGCAATCAACTTGTCGGCCACACCGTTAAAGAACAGGTCTTTATGCATGTACCATTTCGCATTGTCTGCGTATGTTGGCAACTTAGCGACCATGCTCTGGAAGTTCGCAAGCGTAAAGTTTGAGAACGATGCACCACTGAGCGCAGCTCCAAGAACAACGCCAGCAATGTTAGCCTTGGTTGAGTTCAAGCCGTAAACAGCACGCAGGATACCCGTGATGGAGCCATACGTGGATGTGCCATCACCGTTGAAACAAGCGTTGTCCTCTTCCTTAGCAATGGCGTATGCCATGTCACGGGCAAGAGCAGCACCAAGGTCGATAACCGTGTCTTCGCCAAGTTCCTTGGATGCAATCGTAAGGACTGCAAGTTTCTTAGCTGCAAGGGAGACCTGACCAAAGGTAATGTCAGATGCCGTGATTGCTGTCGCTTCAGATGCATAGTACACAGTTGTGGACGCAGTAGCGGAAGGAACAAGCAAGGTGTCCGAGGACATCGGGTAGATACGGGAGTTGCGACGTGCAACACCGTACATTTCACGGAGCCAGATTAGGTCCGAGGAAACGATGTTAGGAACCGTGTAACCACCAGCACTGTCTGTGCCTTCGGTTTGTGACTTCAGGTGACCATTGTCAGAAAGCCATTTCGTAGCGGACTTGACACCAGCCAAGTGACGAGCGAACTGACCAAAGGTGTAAGCCTTCAGGTTCTTCTCGTCTTGGCTACCGTGGAATGGGTTGCGCTGTACATTGATTGCGCTCTTCCATGGCTGTGCATCTGCTACTGGCTTTGCTGCTGGTGCAAACTCACCGAGGGACTTGATGGCTTCTACACGCTCTTCGATGTTCTTGGCTTCTGCCATGATCGACTTGACCTGTGCAAGGTCACCATCACCGGATGCAAGCTCACGGGCTGTAGCCAGAAGCGATTCACGCTTGGCATTCAACTGTTCAATATTCATAGTTGTGTTAGCAACTCCAAACGGGCAAGCAGTTCAGCTCGCTCGTTTACATCAGTGGCTTTCGCCTTTACTTCGATGGACGGCTGCTCTTCCGGCTGGTCTGCATCCCGCAGAGAATCCCAGACAACGGGAGCCAAACGCTTTGCGCTTGACCGTGATAGACCGACTGCATCCCGCAGCCGACGTTCGACACCCCGCAGTGATGCAGGTTGTACGCTTTTCATTCCGTGCATGGCATAAAGAGCCTTTGCACGTTTTGCAAATTCATCAATGATGGCATCTGCCATGCTCTGATCGGTTACCATCTCGATAGCCCCGCAGAGGGCATCGTAGTAGGCTTCAAGCCCTTCATGTACCATCTCGCCTTCGGACTCATCAAAGACCGACACGGCGTATTCTTCCGGGGATTGCTCAGGCATTGGAGCCATTACCATCTCTTCTTCTTCCATCATAGGCTCCATGCTGTACATCTCCTCGAGGCTCTTGACACTGTTGCGATACTCGGCAGGTGTAGGCGTAATGCTTGCCTCAGCGATGCACCAGCGGGTAATCTCGCTTGCCTTGCCTACGCTCTTGCGCTCCACCATATGACCCGCAGCACCAGACGAGTAACCCATCTTGCCTTGCTTGCAGAGCTTTGCGATCATCTCACCGTAGGAATCTGCCATGTCCAGCTGTGCTTCGTACCAGAGGCCGGTTTCGTCCATCTTGACATAGCCAGTACCGATGGACTTCTTGCCAACAAATTTATCCATGCCGTGGTGATAATAAACATTCAACGGGACACGCTCACCGGCTTTGATGGGGAATCCAAAGTCTGTTGAGGGGTGAAGTAGTCACCCTCTAGATCGGTTGCATCAGGAGAGCCAAAGCGCACAAGGTAGCCTTTGACGCTTCCAAGGCGGTCACTCTTTATCGCATCACTGTAGACGGTTAGCAGGTCCATACGCTAAGTATCCCACACACCCTATACGAGGCTACGTAGTGGCAGTACACGGGTTGTAGGTCCCCAGTCTTGGTTCCACCTGCACAAAACTAGCAAGCGGTTTGCCATCCATGTACATCTGATAGCGTGTCGGTCCCATGATAGCCACCTTGTCAGCATCCGACAGACCAGCAAGGATTCGATCAGGTGTTGCTACCTCTGGGCGTGTGTCAGGAATAGAACTATCGCCGGTAATCTCTGCCCATGACATTGTTGCAGGAACCATGACACAGCGACAGTTAGGATGACTAGGCATGATTTCATCAGTCTTGTGTAGTGTGCCAGACAAAGCCAGACAGGCTAAACAAACCCGGCTATCTTGGGTAGCCTGCCGTCGGTATCCCTGTACCGCTGGGTTCTGCGTGTAGAGTTGCCGTTGTGCTTCTCTGGCACTTCGTATCATTTCTGTGCGTGCAATGGTCTCTGCACGGCTTCTGCCGATATCAGCTGCCTTACGTACACGCCGTGCTACTGTTCGTGGACCTTCACCAAGCGAGATACCCTGTACAAGAGCCATCTGCATAGCGTCTGTGGTTACCTGCGGGATTGTTGCAAATAGCTCACCCAGAGGGCTTCCATCACCCGAAAAACCGACAAAGGCTTGGAGGCTTTCGTCTGGGAGGGCTGTCCATGTGTAGCCGAGTGTTGCTCCAGCCGGTTTACGACCAGCCGCCGTTTCAACCATGCCGACGCTCGCCTCATTCGCAAGGATTGCCGATTCGAGTTGTCCATCGGCGGTTATCTGTGCCCCCTCTACGGAAAACTTCTTTAGGTTCCTGCCTAGTTCCTCAATGTTGTCTATGATGCGCTGACGCATCCAAAGAATGGTTTCGGATGGCGGTTCCCCGTTTGCTTCACGCTCTGCTATCCGTCCCTCTAGTGCTTCCAGTTCATCGATGCTGGCTTTGGTGGCTGCCTTGTATGCACGTTGCATACGGCTGATGGCTACGCCTTCACGCTCCAGCAAATCGTTTCTAAACTTCTGGGATGCTTCATATATTCGAGCGGTTCCGTCGTTTACTCGTTTGAGATGTAGTCCATCTCGTACCCGTAAAAAGGGTGAGACTTGTACACTACCCCCGGAGTGCAACAATCGGTAGACTTGGACTCTTCACCTTGCATTGCGTCCCGCTTTGCGGTTGCCCAGCGATAGCCAGCATCACCGCCCCACAAGTCCCAGGCTACCCTGCCGGGGGACGGGAATCCTTCCTCACCAGCGTTGAAGCCTTCGGCCTTCTTGTCTACTTCATGACGGCTAAAGAAAGAGTACATCCTCAGTATCGTATCTTCGGATAACTTCTCGCCGTTTACGATTTGGTTTGCTCGCGCAAGCCCTACCCGTGTCCCACCGTCGAAACCTTCAGCCTTCCAATCAAGTGCCCGTTGCGCTGCTGTTCGCATTGCTTCGGTTGGTCTGAACTTGACATCGTAAGACCGTACGGCTGCACCTTCAAAGCCACCACCGCTTTGTACCGGGATTGCCGTTGGGTGTAGTTGCCCTTTGTCCTCTGGCACGGCTTCAAGACCAGCGATGCGCTTGGCTTCCGCACGATCAATGATGCCAGCCTTGTACAGTTTCTCTGCACGGTCGGCTTCAGCCGATAAGTCATCAGCCAAAGCACGTACATTGTCCACGTTGAAGACGATGTAATCGCCTTCCTGCGTCTCTGGATACTCTGGCAAAAGGTCAGCCGTCAAAGCATCAGAGATGGTACGTAGTAGAGGCACCATGCCATCTTCCCACGCAGCTTGCTGGGCTCTCTCGTAGTTAGCATAGGTGCTACGCTCAAGACCAGAACCAAGACCCAAGACCATTGGATTGATACCCAGAGCCGAACAGATGCGCTCCTCCGGTACACGTCTCACGGAATCGAGAGCAAGTTCGGAAGGTGTCAGGGAAACACGATCCATCTTGTACGGTCCGGTCATTACAACGATGCCACCGGAACCGTCACCGCTCAGGTCTTCATGCAGTTGACGCTTGACCTGCCGTGCATCGTCCATGCTGAGGTCTACGCTTGCATCCTTGGCATCTGGTCCAACAATAAGCGATGGCATAGCACCGTTAGCAAGTAATCCCCAGGCTGTTGTGCTAGCCGTGTTGTCGGTAGCAATCTCACGGAGTACAGCGGTAACCGGAGAGCGTCCAAGTCGGATATCGCTAGGCTCTCTGCCGTACCGGATGTGGATGATGTCGGATACAGGGATGTCGAAAGAACGACCATCAGTGGTGTACACGTAATGGGTTAGCGGGTTTGTTCCGTTACCTACAGGTCTAACCATGTCCTGTGGCAAGAACTGTAAAGCGGTAACCGTACCACGAGTGGATGAGCGTATCTTTCGGATGTATGTATTGCCGAATAATTTATAATCCTGCACAACCCATGCCCAGAACAGAGACCCCATGACCAGCGGATCTGGTTGTGCGATGAGCTGAAGGGCTGGATGCTCGATAGGCTCTGCTTGTTGCATATCAACCTTACGCATGACCTCTGGCGTAGCCTGAGCCCAGTTCCGGATGTACCAGTCCATAGCGGAAGCCACAACACCGTTTAGCCCTAAGTCTCCTGCTATCCTTGCCCAGTCTTTGGTACTACCCGGTAATGCTCGGCGCAGTAACGTCTGTAACTGACCAGAGCCGTAGCCGGTAAGGTAGACATCACGGGATTGGGATAATGGTAACGGAAGCATTGCGGTAGGGTTCGCAGCTGCTTTGCGTCCAAGGAAACGGTCAAAGATACCCATATCCACAGTATCCCACAGGACTACACTGCACCCCAACCACGCTTAGATCCGCACACCTGCCAAGCATAGGCCAGAGCGTCTACCACGTCATCATGCCTGCCAACGGGAAAACTCAGTAACTCATCTTCAAAGTAAGCCGGGAGCCCTTGGCAATGCATAACCTGTGATTGCTCGTATCGCGCTTCTAGAGGCGCAAAGCGGGTCACTTTGTCACGGTCTGGGCGGATGCCACGTATAGGCAGTTTTGTACGCCGTAGAAGCTCCTGCACGACAGCAGCCTGATATTGCACCTGTTCGATGCCTATCATGCTCGGCTTCCACTTATCGGCCATGGCTTCGATGAACCTAAGCACACTGGCAAAGTCCGCGCGGGTACGGTTGATGTCTCTAACATATATCGTGCCATCGTCACCACGGGAGACAACAGCCACGCCGGTATAGTCTGCTTCAGACTTCGTAGAGATAGCAAGGTCAACCCCGATGTAGGTAGGCAACCCTTCAGGGCAATCCCCGTACCGTAACCACTCCCGTTTGATTCTGGCTCCAGCTGCATCGACGAACTCGGCTAAATATTCCTGCCTAAACGCGATGCTCGGCAGTGACTCCCCAGCCTTGTCTACTTCGGTTGGATCTATCCAAGGGTTAGCGGTTGTAGGCATCTGCCATGCCATCCAGTCATCATCTTGACCAGCCATGCCGTACAAAGTACGGAAATAGTTGGAGCCCTTAGGAGTACTCAGAAAGAATGCATCGCCTTTGTAGTCTGTTAATGTTGGGCGTATGGCTTCCGTCCAGGCTTGCTCTAGATGCCTTGCCATGGCGGCTTCGTCAATGATGACTCGCTTGTACTTACGACCACGGGCAACGGTAGATGGGTCATCAAGCGTCCAATAGTCAATAGCAGCCCCGGTAATCAGTTCGATGCGTGGTGCAGGTGTCTGCACAGCTCGCCGGATAACAGGCTGGTAGATGCGCTTATGATCGTTGTACGCTTCTTCTAGCAAGCGGTAGGTAGGTGCAAACCATGCACAGGGAAGAGCATCTTTTAGAACCGGGTCACTCAGCAGATTCCCACCGAGTGTAGTTTTTCCGAATCTACGACCACAGGCAAGCACGTTGTACCGTTTGGCTTCCCGCAGTATGACCTGCTGGGCTTCATGCGGCCTTGGTAAGACTAGTCTAATGTCAGGCAATGCTGTATCTCTTTTGGCATGACTGCCTGTATTCGTGCCTCTGCAATCTTGATGTAGTCTGCGTCCATCTCACAACCGATGAAACGGAAACCTTCAAGTATTGCACCACGTCCAGTACTACCTGAGCCGGTGAATGGGTCAAGCACTACACCTCCATTAGGTGTAACCAATCGGCACAAGTAGCGCATCAGGTCAGTAGGCTTTACAGTTGGATGGTTGTTACGTGCTTGGCTGTCGTTGCGTTGGTATGCAGTCTCGTTTCTTGCTTCCCTGCCGTCATGGCTGTACTGCTTTGCTTCCATCGCATCGCATCCATGGTCTCTATCTACCTTGCTTGTTTTAGGGCAGTAGAAGAACCTTGAAGCTTCGCCCATGCCTTCTAACACGTCTTCACTTCCATCATGCATCACGTTAGCAGGGAATCTGCCGAGGGTGTTGCTATGTCTTGGTATTTCCTTTTTGTGCTTCAGGAATCCACCATCCAACCCGACAACACTTCCCCGTATACGATTCCAAGAATCTGCGGTTTCTATACGGCAACCGTCAATGTTGATTGCGCCTGTACCCCACTCATGCACGTTTTGCGCTACCGTGGTTTTGAAGGGCTTACGTGCCATCGTGATAGGCTCCATGGCTGGCTTCAGTGCCGTACCCCAGCCCCGATGTTCACCGTCTAGGTTGTGAGACTTTGGGAACCCAGAACCGTACATCCACGCTAACATATCCCGAATCTCAAACCCGGCATCTTCAATGCGTACCGCCATGCGGTGTTGTGTCCTAGTACCAGCAAACGCCAGCAGGTAACCGCCTGGCTTTAGAACACGCAAGCATTCTGCCCATATCTCGGTAGACGGCACATCGTAATCCCACTTCTTGCCCATGAAGGATAAACCGTACGGCGGATCCGTTACGACTGAGTCAATCGAACAATCCGGCATGGTGCGCAGAATGTCTAAGCAGTTGCCGTGGTGTAGTTCAAACACCAGTAGAACCTAACCCGCCTGTACGCTCATCTGCTGGGATATCGTCACCAACCACAAAGGGAGTAAACACCAGCTGCGCTATTCGGTCTCCTGCCTCAATCACCCAGTCACCTTGTGTGCGGTTATGCAGTAGCACCTTGATAGTGTCTGTATAGTCAGCATCAATGATGCCGGGGGCATTGGCAACTGCAAGACCACGCAAGGCTAGACCAGACCGGCTACAGACCAGAGCGCATAAGTCAATAGGCATAGAAACATAAGTGCCTGTGTCAACACCTACAGTAGCCCCAGCAGGTATCACGATGTCACCGGGTGAGCGTAGATCGTAACCTGCCGAGTACTTTGTTGCACGGGTAGGAATGACACCATGAAAACTAATTTTTACCATCGGCATACTCCACGATTACCTTTACTGGGCTACCGTCTGCGCCGGTCTGCTCTACCCGACTAGACCACTCCTGCTTGTGCTTACGCTCTAGCCACCATGCAGCAGCCTGCCATGTTGTTTCAGAAGCATCACGTATGACGGAAACCATCTTGGCTTCCGCTTTGCCTTCTGCTTTTTCTACAGCTTCCGCAAATTCGGGATACGTCCTAAGCCAAAGGGCTAGGCTGTCCTGCGAAATATCGGCAACAGCACAGGAAGCCCTGCGGGTGTTACCACCTCGCAGAGCCTCTAGAATCTTCTCTATCGTGTCTGGCGTGTACTTTGTCGGTCTACCTGCTCCGGGTTGTGCTGGCATTTAGGCTCTCCTCGATTTCTTCTTTAGCTGCCCATACTAGGGCATCTTTCATCTGACGCTCTGATATGCCTTGCTGTTTCGCCCTGCGTTTCACATCCGCGTACAACCACCTTGTGTACATCTCGTTATAGACAGCCAAGCAACCAGCGCCCAGCAGGATGCCAAGGGCAAAGGTAATCATTCTTTCACCCATCCGCTCTGTGGATCAATGGCAACCAGTGCCCAATCATTAGCAAACAAATCACCAGGGGATAGGCTCAACTCTTCCAGCTGTGTTACCCGTCCCTTTGGGCCGTGTAGTTCAAAGATATTCCACAGTTCGGAGTACCGCAGGAATACGGAGCCTCCCCAGTCTTCCCGCCATACAGCGTTACCACCACCAGCCATCAAGGCTTGTACTACATCTCCAAATCTCATCCTATTACTCCCATTGTTATCGGCAGGTGTTCAGCCATCAAAGCCTTGATGCTGTCTGCAATCTCCCTATGTTCTAACTGCGTATCTTCCTGCGTCCTCAGCTGCACGTAATGTATCCAAGAACGTATCGTGCCAGACATATACATCGTGGTCGGAGTGCAGAGCGGTAGTACCATCCTTGCAGTTTCCGCAGCGATACCGGCTTTTATCATTTCGTTGTATGCATGGTAGCCACGAGATACAGCCAACTCAGCGTCTAAGATAACTCCCTGCATCTCGGCATCTAACTCTTTGTATTCTGGCAAGGCTTTAGAGCTTTGGCGGTTAGTTGTACCAGCAAGCCTCATCTGCCCCAGAATGGGGAACTCAGCGACCTGTGCGTACCTTTGGCTGAACTCTTGGAAAGAGAAACTTCGATGCCTAATAATCTGCGGAGCAATAGCACGGGTTGTCTTGATTTCAACGCACATTGATGCCATCTCAAAGATTGACCAGTGCCCGTGCTTGATGCAGTAGGAGAGTAACCGGGCTACGTCTGGGTTATCTTGGTTGGCAGGATTGGAGACCCTAGCGCAATAACCGATAACTTGCTCCGCTTCCGGTGTAATCCAGATTAGCTTTGTCATAGAGTACCTGTCAATCTTCATCTGGTGGTCCATCTTCTAGGATTTGTTCTAGAATCCATTGTTCATTTAGAAGTAAATGAATAATGTCTTCTACTGCTTGTTGACCATCAAACCAAGTGTTCCTTGCACAAAACGGCTTATTGTCATTTAGCAAAACCACGTATGA